CGCAATTTGATTTCTATTGAGGGGCGTTGGATCAGCCATCAGAATGCCAGCGGCTCCAGCCGCGCCTCCAATCGCGCCATTGCGAGTTGCGCTTCACTCGTGCCGCGAAACTTCTGCAAGCGCCAATTCCGCATATAGCCCTGCTGAAGCCAAACAATCCGCTTGTTATACTGACCCAATGTTCCAACCCGCGCGGGCTTTTCGACGCTATAGGTCAATCCATCAACGGAATAGGATGTCCACACAGTCGGATCGGCGTTAGGTTCAACGCGCCCCGTCAAACAAGACAATTCAATTTGATGAAAGATTGCGCCTTGCCCGTCGCTATACAGAATTGCGGTTCCAAACTCCCAACCAACTGTTTGCCCCCAATGTGAAGCGATATTCTTGTCCAGATAGCCCAAATCTGTCGCGTCAGGCTTACACACATTCCAACGCCCATAAGCCCACACGGCGTCACTGACAGCCCACGCGCCACGACCCACCAGCGATGACCTGAGAAAGAACCAAACAGGCTGACCCAAAGCCTGTGACGCTGCGGCGTCAAAAACTATGGTTTGATCCGGTAGGTGGATTTCCAAAAACTGATGCGCGCCTTCGGTACGCTCTTGCATAAACGCTGTCGAAAGTTGCGCCTCTGTATATTCTGACAGGATTTCATCTATTTCGCGCGTGGCAATCTTTTGCGCTGTCGCGTTTGCGCCGACCCATACCGAAATGGCCTCATTTGTGCCGCTGCCCATGAATGCAATTGCTTCGCCAAAAACGCAGCATGTATGCGTGCCAAGTGTTCCCTTTTGAATTTGCGCGCCCGGAATGCGTTGAAACGGGAACCCCGTGCTGCCAACATTGTCAAACACTTCGATTGTATGACGGTTTAAAGCATATACTTCGTTGCGCAATTTTAGCAGCGCCTTGACCGGATCAGGATCAGCCTCAGACGATCCATACTTCAAAGGATTGACCGCGAAGGGATCGTTTAATTCTGTGATGACAAGAAACTCGCCGTCCGTTGTCATGAAATAGCCGTCCACCCAAACGACCGCCAAAGCTAAACCAAGATCAGGATCTACAACCTGAGAAAGCGTAGTGCCGTCATAGAGATACAGCTTACCATTTGACGTAATCGCTAGATGGTCAAATCCATATGTAAACGTAACCCGCCCACCATCGCCAACATTTCCGATCACCGTCACTGTGCCGTTTTGCGATACTGTGACCAGCTTTGACCCCATCACGCGATACAACACGCCATTCCAGTTGATGCCGCCTCGATTAGCCCCCGGCCCATCGCCAATCTTTACCATGCCATCAGCCGGACGCAGGTATCCCTCCGAAATTCCAGACGATTTAGGAACCGGAACAAGGTTCACCGGATAGCTGGTCCTGAAGTCTGGCCCGCTATCGGTGAAGATGCCGTTGAGAATGGGAATTTGCATCAGCCAACCCGATACCAAGCACTTGTGGCCGCGTCGTACCGCATGGTGAAAAAACCGTTTGCGGGCAGTGCCGTTGGTGATCCGGTAACAGTGGCTCCACCAGCCGACACAACAAACGCCGTGACTGCCTGAGTGCAATTGACGCTCACATCTGCTTTATCCGCAGGGGCAGACGGCAACACAATCGCGCCGTCCGCGAATGTGCCTGTCGGCGTCAAAAGCAGCCACGTATTGCCCGCGGCGATTGTCACCGTGAAGTCCGTCGCACTTGGCGCGGCATACTGCGTTGCCAGCGTACCCGGCAGGGACAACGCGCTTTGCAAATAGCTTACAAGCAGTGTCAGGGATGCCTTGCGCGCGTCCCCTTGGCTTTGCTTATACACCGGCAGCGTGTCACCGCCTGCCAGCGTGTCGGTTGCCGATAGCTGATTGATTGTAGCCATGATATTATTCCATATCCAAGATGCTGTCAGGGCCAGCCTGCAAAGGGTCTGTGGCTGGCGTAAGAAATGGGTCGCTGCGGCTTCTGGACCGCTTATTTCCCGCGCCGGATGGCACCGACATATTGTCAACCTGCATTTCAATCGGCTTGGCGGATTGCGCCACAATCTGATTATATGCGTTTTTTGCAGCGGCTTTTGTGTCTGGCGAAACCGTCTTGCCAAATCCCGGCGCGATACGGATGGCAAGGTTCAGCGCCATCGCCTCCAACGCTGCGTCGGGAACATTGGTCTCTTCGTCAAGGTCGCTCGAATTGGGTGCAGACGGCAGCGGATACCCGAGCCGAATACCCTTACCGTTCCATGTTGCCATCATGGCATCAAGGCGACGAAGCGCGCCATCAAGCTGTTGCGGCTGCAAGTCAAACACATACCCCGCAAGGCCAATTTCATCGAATGCTTGATTGATGATTTCGCGCTTTGTTCAGCCCATGATTTATTGTCCCGCTTTGGGCTTGCGGCCCCGCTTTGGTTTTCCGTTTTTGGCTTCGTCGGTTGTCTTTGACCAACCATCTGCGACTTTGGCCTCAACATCATCAGGCTCCACAATGATGTAATCAAAGGTATCGCCGTGAATTTCGTGTGAACCGGGATGTTTGTATAGCATTACTGTCATGCGTATCGCCTCCAAAAGAGGGGCGGGACCAAAGCCCCGCCCTTGTGTCATTACGTCTGCGAGAACAGCATGATGCCAGCCATTTCAGGCTGGACCATCGCAACGCCGAACAAGGTATCCCAGCGATACTTGGTTTTCTGCGTGTTGATGTCGAACTGCTTTTGCATGACCAACTCAACGCCTTGATCAGTAGTCGCACGCATGATGTCAGCACCCGCATCCGTCGGGATTGCAAGCGATGCCGGAAGCAACTCAATTGCATCCCGATGCCAGAAGCAGTTAACCGATGCAGTGACAGTGTTCAGAAACGTAATTGCCGCACCATCCGCAGGCGTTGCAGTCACGTTCTTATACTGCACCTCTGCATCTGTCGGGGTGCTGTCTGCTGCAACGATTGCCGGACTGATCTTGACCACACCAGCGCCGCCCGAACCAGAGACGATTTCCACAATGCGGAATGTCTTGAGTTGGCCCGTGTCTTGCTTGGTGATGTGGTGGACCGCATTTACGCCAGCAATAGTGAACGCATCACCAACTTTGACCGCGCCGCTGGAAACCGCAATCGTCAGATTTTGGTAGCGGTTGTCGTAGTTGGAGGTTTCGCCGGTTGCCGCAGTGGACGTTGCTTTCGGAACATGCCGCTGGTTTGCGCCGTCAACAGTGACGGTCACGCCAGCAGCCGCTGTGAGGCGGTTTGCATAGTCCATCTTGAACGTATCAAAGCCCGCAACCTCGCCAACGTAAGAACGACGATAAGCCTCGGTCGGGATTTCATTCATCGTCTGACGTGCCGCCAGATCACCCGCCATGCCGTTATAGTCACGGCTCGACAAGGCAAAGTTACGATCCGACATGGCAATACCCTGCTCGTTCATAATCGCATCAGCTTCGGCAATGTCGGAATAGCCGCTTGCCGCTGTGGTGCGCTTAGACACAATCGTGCCTTGGTTCGAGGCAACGCCCAAAACCGCCACGTTGATGTCTGACGCCAGCTTTTGCGATGCCGCTTGACCAAGCCGATTTTCTTGCAGCAGATCGCGCAGTTCTTTGGCCGTCAACAGCGCTGTCGAGTGCTTTTGATAACCAATAGTCGCCGGAACCGAAAGCTGCGTATTGTCGCCAAAGTTGGACGACGCATCAGAGCCGTCAAACGATTGCGCGATATACGGCATTGGACGCCAGATCGTGTCGCTGGACCGCTCCATCTGCGACCCGTTCGTGTTGTATTTGGTCACAAGCGAAGACAAAACCAGCGCGTCGTTAAACCCGGCAAGGATGTCTTCGAACGCAACCCGTTCTTCTTTTGAAAATGCGTTAGCCATTTATGCCTCCATAAGTGTCAGGCGGACCGCTTCTGACGCTGCTTGTAGGCGTACACCTTAGTGTAATCACCCGTTTTTTCAGCCTCAGATCGGAGCCGCTCAAGTGTGTTGTCAACAGAACCAGACGGACGGCCTGTGCCGCTAATCGTCGGTTCCGGTTTCGAGGATGCTTTACGTTTTGTGACTTTCAATTGCGTCTCCAATTTTGCCACCGCAAAAGCGAACTTCACCGGGTCACTAATTGAGGCGAGTTCCTTCGCTTTCTTTTGGTTCTTGCCCAAAGCGTAGACCAGCATCGCGGGGTTATCAGCCCCTTGCAAAATCATGCCCTGTTGCGTGACGGACAGTGTTTCCTGAACAATGTCCTCTGCGTCTTCGTAATCACGAACTTTCAAGCCAGCTTTTGCCGACTGATAGCCTTCAAGCTTTTTCTGCCATTCGCGCTCTACAGTTTCCTGCTCGGCTTTCTTGGCAGCCTCTGCCTCATCGTGACTGCGCTTCCGATCATACCACGCAGCAAGTTCCGTTTCGTACCGTTCCGTGTCGTAATCCAAAGATTCAAGAGTGGGCTTCTTTCCGAGTTCTGCGGCCTTTGGCGCGCCCGAAACTTCTGCCAGCTTTTCTTGCAACTCTTTATTGCGACGCTTTTCCTCACGATACTGCTTGCGAAGATCACGCACCCACTCAGGCGCGCGCTCGTTTTCCTCATCATCGGAAGGCGGCGATTCCTCCCCAATAGTTACCGCGACAAAATCATCGTCGTCCGCATTTTCGGCTTCGGCTTCTGGGTCGCTTTCATCTTCAGAATGATCAGCGTCTTGCGCCGCCTCATCATCAATTTCAGCTTCCGAATCCTCTACATCAACAGCGTCCGCAATGGTTTCTTCGTCGATTTCCTCTGCCTGATTTGTCATACGACCCTCGTGATATTCTCACCCCAATGATTCGCGGCGGGGCGGTTGCCGCATCTGCTGCGAGCCTTGCACAATATCTTGCAAGCTTTCTGCGGTTTTCACCGCACTCTCGCGTTGTTCGTTTTCAACTGAGGCCAATGTCTCAATTGTTTTGGCCCGCGTTTCTTCTGCGCGCGCAAACGTATATTCAGTGTCCGCCTGAGCCTTAACGGCCTGCGCTTGCGACTTAGCAGCCTCTGCCTCAAGATAGACGGCTTGCGGATCGGGCTGCTGATTTTGCATCGCCTCGCTCATTTCCGCCGCCTCTTCCTTGGTCGGCTCAATCACACCCATTTGCACCAGTTTGCTGCGGAAGTAACCGCGCACGTCTGAAATGCCCTCGCCGTCCATGTTCATCATTGCCATAGCGGTCAAAACCATCCGCGTCTCTGGGTCTTGGCTGATTTGGATCATACCAAGCAAAGAGCGAACCGTCGCTTGCCGCTTGCTTGCCGATGACGGGCCAACATCAACAGCAACGTCAAACTTGGCGTCTGACATATCGTTTTCGTATTCGATCTCGCCGCTTTCTTCATTGAGAACAGGACGGCCAAGTTCCACCGTTGACAAATCACCTTGCAACCCAACCGCCTTCATCTTGCGCCCCGGCTCAACCAAGATTTCACGCGCTATAGAAAGCCATATTTCCCCGCAACGCTTCACGGCCTTGGACATATTGCTCATGTAGATGAAAGACTGCATGTCCAAGCGGGACTGGATCATCTCAACCGCCTTGCCGTGCTCGCGACGGAAGAACCACTTCGCCGCCTTTTCAAGTGCTGCCGCTATTGTTTCCCATGTCACATTCACTGGTACTCCTTCGGCGCGCCCTCGGCCTCGATCTCGGCCTGA